ATGACCATACCAAGACCTTCCCAGATCTTAGGATAGCTAGGACTCTTATAAAGAGTAAAGCAATCATCCCCGTTGACCCACGACGGTAAGTCGCGAAGTGCAATAGTACAACCGTGAGCTATTTCGTAGCTCTCCCGAATTAAGGTTATGTTAGCGAGACAAAGAAAAACAAAGCTTATAATACTGCCCATCAACTGTCCTCGAGCTTGCGCCCTGATCTCACCATTCTCATTGATATATCCGTGTCCGGTTAACGCTTTAAGCATCAACCAATGCAGGTCCGTCAAATCCTCCCCACTCTGTTCCTCCCACACTCGAATCAACTCGGCACAAAGTACCTCACTCACCCAAGAATGGAGCTCGTCCGTCGCAGCAGAATAATCTCCAGAGCTAAAACGACATCCCTTATCGGGACGTCCGAATCGCCTGTTAATTAAATCCTCTGTTATGGTCCTACCCGTCAACTCAAACTGCCAGAAACGCTGTAAGCGCCTCCACATGAGTTTCTGTATAGGTTTTAAGACGAAATAAAGTCGGGGTGGACCCTTAGAGATTACGCGAATCTTCAAAGCTTCCTTCAAACCAATAGCCTCTACTAACGCTTCTTCATCACGCGCTTTCAAGAACTGCATGCTGTAGAACTGTTTGTACCTCTCCAAAAAGTCTCGTTCATCAATCTCGATGCCCGGTCTCTGGTCAAAGATACGCCCATCCTCAGGATCGTACATGAAGGTGTCATCGATGCCTCTTCTTCCGTAATGGAGAGAAAGGTAATCTTTAACACCCGTCAGACACACCTTCGACGGTAACTTCATTCCACGAAAACATTGACGTGCCTCCTTATCAAGGAATCCTAGCCCCCCACCTTTGCGACAACTTCGATTGAAGTTGGCCGAAAGACTCGGGAGTTCGGGATTGATCACGAGCCACGCTTTGTTCCACGGTTCTTCAGGATTGTCCTGGTCAGTATCAGAGAACACCTCTCGGATTGTACGCTCTAAGCCACGACACAACTGCTCCTTGTACGTTTTATCATAACAAGAAGAGAAGTAATTGTCCATCATAGCTTCAGCTAGGGTCCAATCATCCCAGTCCACGTACTCAATTTTCCCAGATAGATTAGAAACTACTTTTCTTTTATAAATGTTTTTTTTACGTAGTTCCACACCACCTTTCGATGAGTAGCTTTCCAGAACACTTGAAAGTTGTTCTTCT